CAAATTGATAGAGATGAATGTAAATTAATTTATGATAGTATTTCTTACGATGGAGAGATTATGGATAAATACGCACAGCAAAATCCAAAATTATCTTTCCAATATGTTGATTATCGCCTTGCTAAAAGAACCGGTGATGAAACCGCATTTGCTAATCTTACATTACCGGTTGGTGGTAATGGTCGCCTTGTTTCAAAGGTTATGTTTAATCTTGCTGCTAATGATAATTTCACTCCATTATCTCTATTGAATGGAGTAACCTCCTATGGTGAGATGAATATCGCTGCTAATATCTTATACAATGATAGATTTGAATTTAATGTTGATAGAACTAATAGTGCTTTATTGTTCCATACTACTCAGCAAGCGGAAGGTAAAGTTCCTATGATTACTCACGATGAATATGTTCAGCGTGCTACTACCTCCAGTCTTACTGCTGAAACATTTGAGGGAAGAGATCAAAGTAGTAGAGATGTTGGATTGGGTCAGTTGTTTAGATGGACTGCTGTCCGCCCTAATAAAAATGAGCGTGTTAACAACAAGGGTATTGACTTGACTTACAAAGCCTCGGCACTTGCTGGTGGTGATTATACTCTCCGTTGCTACTTAGAGTTACTTAAGGTAGCTACTATTGAGAATGGAAGATTTAATTGTTACTTCGCATAAATTAAAATATATATATATATTATAAATGAAATGGATTATGAATATTGTGCACGATTATTTTAAATGTAGAAAATGTGTTGAATATGAAGAAAGACAAAAAGAATTATATATTTTAGTTGAAGATTTAATCAAAACTCAAAATAAAATATTAAAATATATAAATCAAAGTGGTGAGGGTAAATATTAAAAATAAAAGTATTTTTAGAAAGCTGTTTGAGACAAATTATTTTAAGATTTACCCCAACCACTTTTTAATAATCTATTTTTTTATAAGTTTTAATTTTAAAAATAATCTATTATTATATTATAAATATGAAAATAGAAAGTAAAAATCCAAATGAAGAAATATCAAAAGCTCGTCCTTCTCTTAAAGAAAATACAATAAAACAATATGTTGTTAACCTAAAAAAACTACAAAAAATATATGATACTGATAATTATAATTTTTTAAATAAACCGGAAGATGTAATGGATAAAATAAATAACTTACATTATTTAAGTCAACGCAATATATTAAATGCTATTGTTGTATTATTGATGGCTCTTAATAATGATAAAAAGTATGATGATCTACTAGAAGAATATGGTAAATTAAGAGATGAATTAAATGATAAATATAATGAAGAACAAAAAACCGGTGTTATAAGTGAAAAACAAAGTAAGAATTTTGCTACAACTGAAGAAGTGTTTGATATGATAAATAAGATGGCTGATGAATTAAAACCAATAAAAAAAAAGAGCAAAGATGATATTTCTAAAAAAGAATTACAATTATTACAAGCTTACACATTATTTAATATATATGCGAGAATGCCTTTTAGAAATGATGTAGCTGGTATGAAAGCAATAAATCAAGCATCATATAAGAAATTAAATGATGAAGAAAAGAAAGAAAACAATTATTTAGTTATACCATCTAAAACTAAAATATATTTTGTATTGAATAAATATAAAACAAGTAAGAAATATGAAGAATTAGATTTACCAATTGAAAATCCTGATTTAAGAAAGATATTAAGATATTATATTAAGATGAATGGAATGGGTATATTGTTTAAGACATCAACGGGTAAGCCACTTACACGCATAGAGTTAAGTAAGGTATTACTTAAATATTCAAAAAAGTATATGGGTAAATCGATCTCAAGTACCCTTTTAAGAAAGATATATTTAAGTTCTAAATATTCTGATGTTAAAGATGAGATGGAAAAAGATTCTAAAGTTATGGGTCATAGTGTAGCCACTCAACAATCAGTTTATGTTAAGAAGGCTAAGGATGAATAATTACTTTAATCTATCATCATCAAGAATATCTTTATTATCCATAATATATTTAATTACTTTTTCTCTCATATCCTTATCTTTTTGTGTTTTAGATTTAGCTGGTTTTTTCGGCATAACTACTGGAGCTTTAACTTCTCTAGGTTGTTTCTTAACTTTCTGTGAAACAGTTAAAACAAGTTTTTTATTTTTATGATCTATTTTATATTTAAGTTTTTGTATTGCTGAGATTAAATCATCTCTACTCATACCTTTTGGGTCAATCCCCATAGTTTCATCATACTTCTTAATTAATCTTTTCAACTCTGCTAATTTCATTTCTCCATCGGGAATTTTAATTTTCGGAGGCATCTTTATATGTATATAATACAAAATAAAAATAAAAGAGATATTATATAAAAAATGATTATAGATAAATCTCATTCAAAAAAAGATATAGTATTAGTATTTAAAAAACTGAATGTAACCATAGATGATAAATTAACAAAAGGTAAAATAGTAAGTAATATTGAAGACTATTTTGAAGACGCAGTATATAATGATAAAATTAAGAATTGTACTGAATTAAAAGAACTATTAAAGAATCCATCAAAAAAACAAAGACCAACAAGACAAGAAAAAAAAGAGATAATGTTTAATTCTAAAAAAATAATTAAGTGGGCTAAAAATAATTATAGATTTGATAATATAACATATCAAAATGATAATCAACCTTATAATGATATTATGAGTATTTATATGTGGGGAGATTTACCAAGTGTAAGAAAAGCATGTAGATATTATAATTTAAGTGTTTATTGTAAAGATAATGTTAATCCAATTATTACTGAAGAAATAGAAGAAGAAATGAATATGAAAAAAATAATAAAGAAAGAATATATATATAGTCTTGAAATAAAACATAAACCAAAAGAAAATCCTTTTATCGTGAGTTTTGATTAAATTGCTCTTTTTATTTAAAAATAAAATGAGTGTTATATAAAACATAAAAAAACATAAAAAAACATAAATGCCGAATTATCAAAATGGAAAGATATATAAAATAATTGATAATACTAATAGAGATATTTATATAGGTTCTACTACACAAGCTCTTTCACAACGAATAGCTGGACACAGAAACGATTATAAACAATATTTAAATGGTATTTCAAGATATTATAAATCATTTGATATAATAGAAAATGATGATTATAAAATCATATTAATAGAAAATCATTGTTGTAATAATAAAGAAGAATTATTAATGAGAGAAGGATATTATATTGATAATAATAATTGTATTAATAAAAAAAGAGCATTTATTTCAAAAGAAGAAAAAAAAGAATATAATAGAAAATGGCAAACTGATAATAAAGAAGAAAGAAAAGAATATCAAAAACAATATCAAAAATCATATTATAAATATAAAAATTCTTGGGGTGGATGTAATAATAATTTATTATCAATTGATTTAGATATATTTTTATTTAATGCGGTTTATAGAAAAAATTAAAATCTATTATTATACTATAAATGAACGAAATAAAAAAGAACGATTTAAATTTTGGATTAAAAAGTGAACAAGAAATTCATTCTATTTTAGAAGAGCAATTTGGTAAATTATTAAGAACTGAAATAAATCCTGAAATGGGTAAATATTATGAATTTGATAAATATAATGAAGATTATTTTATTGAAATTAAATCAAGAAGAATTAATCACGATGATTATCCTTCATTATTCTTTGGAAAAAACAAATTAATAAAAGGAGATGAAATTTTAAAGAAGTGTCCTCTTTTAAGAATCTTTTATTTATGGAAATGTAATGATGGTATATATGGATGGGAACATAAAAGTACTGAATATACAATTGAAAAAAGAGGTAGATGTGATAGAGGTAAAAATGAATTTACTGATTGTATTGATATAAAACAAAAAAATATTAAACCTTTAAAAAATCTATTAGATATATAAATGGTTGAGAAAGTTAAAATAACTTATCAAGGTAAATCTAAAAATGTTCCAAAATCTTATATCGGAACATTAAAAGGTAAAGAAAAAAAAGCTCAAGTTAAAAGTATTATTGAAAATAAAGATAGACCAAAAACATCGGCTAAATCAAAACAATCTACCTGGACTATTAAGTTTAATAAGAAGTATGGAAAACAATTAGAAAATATGAAAGGTGGAAAAAGTAAAAGAAATATATCAAAGGTTACTGGAATACCATTCAAAGCAATTGATGAAGTCTTCAAAAAGGGAGAAGGCGCTTTTTATTCTGCTGGTTCTAAACCAAATCAAACACCGCAGTCATGGGCGAGAGCCCGGGTGTATAGTTATATTCTTGGAGGTGGAGCAAGAAAAGTAGATGCAGCAATAACAAAGAAATATAATGTTAAGTTCCCAAAGTAATTTTCTTTTTTCTCGGCATAATAAAATATCCATTAGATTCATCATTATCTATAATTTTAAGTTTAAGTAATCCAAATAAACAAGATAAAAAAAACTTATGATCACTTCTTCTAATAGGTTGTTTATTTTTCTTTCTGATATATATAAGATTACAAAAATGAGTTAATATTTTAATTATCTTTTCAATATCAAATCCTTGTTTCATAGATTTCAATATTAAGTACTCACCTTGATATTCATATCTATTAAATGTTTTTTTATTTGTTAATCCAAATGAACTTACAAGTAATCCCTTATAATATAAATTTAGAGAACCATTACAGCCTTGTCTTATCATTTTATCTATATAATAACATAGATATTATCTTTATATATGTATTATACCGCATATAATCCTTGTTTATACCACTTAAAGAGGCTAAATAGGGGTTTAAAGGGTATATATTTTAAAATATATACTTCTTTAAGTACTATTTAACGCTATTATAGGTATAATAAGGGATTATATATCCTTAATTATCGATTATTTTAAGTATAATTTAAGATTATATTTAAGAAATGAATATTTATTGCGTTATTTCCTCAAAATTATTTTCTATATTATATTATAAATGAATAGAGAAAAAATACTTAAAAAGAAAACGACAAATAATATTAAGAAGAATAAAATGAGCGATATTAATATATCAAAGATGAATGTTGAAAAGTTTTTTAAATCTATTGAAATGGATAACGACAATCAAGCTTTCTACAGACACATAAATATTACTTATAATAAAAAAGGAAATAAAATACCAAAAGGAGAAAAGAATGATTTAAGTATTGAAGATATTAAAAAGAATCGTGGGAATACATTAGCAAATACTTTATCTCTCGCAGTAAAACATATTCCGGATTTATATGTTGTTGATTATGATACCCATATAGTTGATTGTGAATTTTATGAATTACTAAATAATGATAATGTAGCTTTTACTAATACAAAAAAAGGTTCTCATTATTATATTAAGATTAATAATATTGATACATATAAAAATCAACAAAAAATACATATCAATCCGGAAATAGATGTTGATTTAATTAAGACTAATAATATTTGGGAAACTAAAGATAGAACAATTACCGGAACAATTAAAGAATATGATTGGGATGATATTAAGAAATATTTTGATTGTAATAAAATGAATTTTGAAAACTCACCTCCAAGTAGTCCACCACCTTCTCCAAAATCAAAAGAAGATAAAATAGATGCCGAACCAATTAATAATTATGATGTTGGAGAATTACAATCTATTATTAATATTTTACCGAATGAATGTTATGAATATGAATTATGGGTTAGAATTGGTATGGCTATATGTAATATTACTAATGGAGATAATATTGGAAAAGGTATGTATATTGATTGGAGTAAGAAAGATAAAGAGAATTATGATTTTAATGTTATTAATGGTAATTGGAAAAGATGGATTAAAACAACAGGTAATAAACTTGGAATGCCTTTTTTAAGAAAACTTAAAAGTAAATATCAGCCACAAAAAAATAAAACATTAAAAGAAATATATTTTGATTCTTTAGTTGATAAAAAATATGGAAAGGGGAGAAATAATGCTCGGACTATAATGTTAAAAGAATTGAATAATAGATTGATTTTTATAAGAAGTACTGGAGAATATATTATATTGGATAAAAAAATAATTACAAAATATCAAAGAGATGATATAACTATTGATGAACAATTTAATGTTCCTTGGTGGTATTGTAAAAAT